GTATGAAAGGTGCTCCTTCTATGACATGGGGTTATATTGATGGTACTCGTCACCACTTAGGTTTTGCTAAATCTCAAGGTATGAGTTCTGCTAACAAATTCCCAGGATACGAAATCTGGATGAAAGACAGATGTGATGTATTTATTGAAGATCTTTCTAGAACTGTGTTGATCGAGGAAATCCCACAATTCTAATAATAAAATTCCGAGATGAGTCCCCTCACCTCCTCTCCCTCCCAGAGGGGATGATTCTCAACCCTGCTTAGTCAAGCCTCTTGCACAGCAACGTAACTAAGTAAAAGAGTGATGGATTGGGTTTCCCAGTCGCATTCCCTTCAATGGGGACACTCTACTAATTAAACCAAACATTATTAAATTAACTACATTATGGGTAAAACAGGCAAAATCTCTACGATAAAACGTGAGTATAACAGTTCTCAACTGCAAACAATGGACAGTGGACTATCACAAAAAGGATTCACAAGAATTCCTGGAACAGGAGTATTCAAATATCCTTATAAAGAATTAGATGGTAAATACAGAACAGGATTAGATCCAGATGCTGCATATATCAGAAGAATCCAAGATCCTACTGAAAAAGAATTAGAAATTGAAAGAGTAAAAGCTCTTAGAGCAAAACTTGAAAATGAAATAGGTGATATTGATTTAGGACCTCGTTCTTCATTTTGGAACTATGGACTTTCTACTTCTACAGATGATCAAACACACGTACAACCAGTTAAGTTATTAGATGGTGATAATTACTTTGACCTATCAATTCCTTTTCAAGAGATAGCCTTTTCATGGTTAAGAGTACATCCAACTATTGCATCTTCTCACCAAGCATGGGAAAGAGGAGAATATCCAGCAGAAACACAATTCTATGTTGTTGATGATGAGATTGAAAATGCAGTGATCTACAAGAAAAAACAATTGATTAACAAAGCTATTGTTAAGTTTGATAGTATGACTCCTGAGAAGAAACGTAAAGTTGCAAGACTTTTAGGACTTCCAGTTACAGAAGATACTAAAGAGGAAGTTGTTTATAATCAAGTAGATAACACGTTGAAACAAACAGAATTCAAGAATGGTAAATATTCAGGATTGAATCCAGTTGAAGTGTTCAATAGATTTGCTGACATGAAAGAAGATTTACTCCATATACAAGATTTAATTAAACAAGCTATTGCACATTCAGTTTATCGAATTAAAGGAAATGGTAAAATTTACGAAGGTGAATTTGAAATAGCTAAAGATGAACAAGATTTAATTAAATTCCTTGCTGATGATGATAACCAAGATGAGTTATTAGTATTAGAAGGCAAATTGAAAACTAAAAAACTAGCTTCTATTTAAGGGGCTAGTTTTTAAAAATATAAAAGAATATGATACCAGTAGATAGTTTATTATACAAGATCGATCAGAAACTAAATAAACTATCAACTAATGAGCACCAACAGATTCAACTAGAAGACAAAATCTTAGCTCTGAATGAAGCTCAGATTAAGTTGATAAAACAAAAGATTGATGGCATTAGTGTTGCTAGTCAATTAGGGCAAGATTCATTTAAGAAACGTTATGAAGACTTACAAAGTCTTATAATGAATTATAATCATCAGCCTTTAGATCTTACGTTAAAGAATGTTGAATTGAATCAATGGTGTACATATGTACATCAACTGACTCCAAAATATATGTTCTATATAGATTCATATTTATTGGCAGATAAAGGTAGATGTAAAGATAGAAAGATTTGGATTAATAGAGATCTTGCAAAACATGGTGATCTACAGTTTATATTAAACAATGATCATTACAGACCAAGTTTTGAATATCAAGAAACATTCAACTCTCTATCATCAGATGAGATAAGTTACTTTACAGATGGTACCTTTACTCCAACAAAAGTTTACATGATGTACATGAGATATCCTCAATATATAAATAAAGCAGGATACATAATGTTAGATGGGCAACCATCATTTGATCAAGATTGTGAACTTGAATTATATTTAGAAGATGAATTGTTAGATCTTACAGTACAAAATCTAGCAATGTATACTGAAAACTCTGCAGCAGTTCAAAGTGCTCAGTTCAGAATACAAACAAACGAATAAACTTTATTAACATTTAAAATAAATAAAAATGGCTGATTTTTCATTAACCACGTTATTCGTGGTTCCAGTAGGGCAAACCTCTGTCCCTAGCTCTGGCTCAATTTCTACCCAAGACTTAGATCCTGGTCAAGTAGGTATTTTTGGTAGCAACTACGCAGCAGTAGATGCTACTGACATTGCTTCTTCTCCTTACTTCTATATAGCTCAAGGTAGAACAAATACTTATTTACAAGGATCTAAAAGATCTGACAAAATTTCTGGATGTCCTTCAGGATCTTCTTGTAAATCTAACGTAACAGAATGGTACAAAGTTTCTGCTTGTCCAACTGCTGCTAACCAAATTACTGATGTAACTAATTTCACTGTACAATGTGGAGAAAGCATCACGTTAACTTTACGTGCTCACTCTTCTTACATTGATACATTGTATTTCAATGGTTTCACTCGTTCAGTAACTATTCAGGCTCCATGTTGTAATTGTGATGACAATCCATGTGCTGATGTAAGTGCTAACACTATCATCGACTTATTGATTGCTAAATTGAGACAACAAGCTCCAGGTAACAACCCTGATAACATTAGCTTCAATACATTCTTCACATTTGAAAATGTAGGTGGAACTATCTTACGTATTACAGGAAAACCATTAACTCAATATGGACAACCTTGTGATATCGCAGCGTTCCCATTTGAATATGATAGAATGTGGTTCCGTACATTTGTATACGCTGGTCCAGCTACTACTGCTGACTTTATCGTTGCAGATGCTTGTAACTATGTTGCTACTCCTGTTGTTCAACAACGTGCTTCTTATCCTACTGGTACATCTGCAGAGATTGCTCAATTAGAGAAAAACTTCTACAGCTACCAAGCAGGTTACTTGAAACACTTATACAGAATGAATGGATACAATGAGAACTTTGAGTCTTGGGTATCTAGTGGTGCAACTTACAACACATTCTATATCAGATTCAACGAGTATAACAAATCTGAATACCAATGGGGTGATTACATCATGGAAGATTCTACAGTGATTCTTGCTGTTCCTAATGGTGGTTCTGCTCTTACTGCTGGATTTGAAGCAATCTTAGTTGCTGGTTTAGGTGCTGTTGTAGATCAAGGAATTCCTTGTATTACTACCACTTCTACTACAACTGGTGTCCCTGCATCAACAACAACTACTACTTCTACTATTATTCCTTAAGAATAAAGAATAGTAAAATTAATAATAACCTATGCCAGGGGAAAGAGGATAACTCATATTCCTCTGGCATATTTATTTAAAAACAACATGGCAAACTTACAATTAGATATACTAGTAGTACCTACTTACGATGTTAATACTCTTGGTGTTGCAGACGCTTCTGTATATCCTACCAATCCTCCAGTGGTCTCAGCACCATCTATTGAGATTGAAATACCAGGATTCGGAACCAAGATATTACCTTTTGTTCCTGACCAATTAAATGTATTTACATCATCTAATTTAGGGATAACAGATCCTGGTTGTAATCAACCACTTCCAGATGGAGTGTACAGATTAAAATATTCTGTTGCTCCTGCATATCAAAATTATGTTGAGAAAACAATATTACGTGTTGACAGACTTCAAGAGAAGTTTGACAATGCGTTTTTGCAATTAAATATGATGGAGTGCGACAGAGCACTTAAAACACAATCTAGTGTGCAATTAAACACGATTAACTTCTTTATTCAAGGAGCGATTGCAGCAGCTAATAACTGTGCAGAATATGAATCAAACACATTATATGCTCAAGCAGATAATATGTTAAATAACTTTTTAAAATCAAACTGTGGCTGTTCTGGTAACAACTACCTATTAAACTTTTATTAATTATGGCACAATGTAATTCATGTGGAGCTAAAGTGGGATGTGGATGTCAATTAACCAATGGGTTATGTGGCACATGTGCTGCTAAAGTAAATAAATAAAAATCGCTATTATGTTATCACCAAGATTAACAAATTGCCCAGAATGTGCTGACATTCCTTCTTTGCTTAAAAAAATAGATTGCAAGTTAGCAGAACTTGGTAATAATTTGTACAACAATATTTCATATATGTTGAACAAACCTATACCTGCTGGTGACATTCTTCAGTTAATAGGCTATAGAAGAATATTAACTTATAAGTATTGTAATCCTAACTACGTACATAAATACTCTGTACAGATGATAGCTAGTAGAGTTATTCGTCTTACAGCAGGATGTGTTAGTAGATGTAATGAACCTGAGCGTTGTTTGGAAGATCCTTGTGAGATTGATATAGTAGCAAACCCTACAACAACAAGTACAACTACATTAACAACTTGTCAATCGTATATATTGTATAACACTGCAACTTCTGCAGAATCATTCTTGATTGGTAATTGTATTACAGGAGAGCCACAAACAATAACTTTACAAGGACTATCAAGTGTTTGTATAAGCACAATAGTTGCTCTTAATGTATCACCAAATATTGTAGTGATAAGTACAAATGAGTGTACTACAACAACAACAAGTACAAGTTCTACTAGTAGTACAACAACTACTAGCACCACTGCAGTACCAACCACAACAACAACTACCACAGTGGAGCCTACTACAACTACTAGTACTACAATTGAACCAACTACAACTACTACTAGTTCTAGCAGTTCTACAAGTACAACAACAAGTACAAGTTCTAGTACATCAACTACAACAAGTACAAGTAGTTCTACAACAACTACAACTACTACCACTGTAGAACCAACTACAACTACTACTACTAGTGCAGGACCTGTATCAAGTATTTTAGGAGTTACAGGACTTGCTCCTATTGGAATAACAATTGATCCATCTAATAATATTTATGTATGTAATTTTGGTTCAAACAATCTAACAAAAATTACACCTGCAGGAGTATCTACAAATTTTGGAAGTACAGGAAATAAACCAAATGATATTGCAATAGATTCATTAGGTAATCTCTATACTGCTAACTATTTATCAAATGATGTATCAAAGGTTACACCAGCTGGAGTGTCTACTATTTTAGGAACCGCAGGATCTGCCCCTTCTTCTATTGTTATAGATTCAGCAGATAATATTTATGTATGTAATTTAGGTTCAGATAATGTTACGAAAATCACACCTGCAGGAGTTTCTACAACTTTTGCAACTACTGGAAGTTCACCTATAGGAATTGCAATAGATTCATTAGGAAATATTTATACAGCAAATCAAGGTTCAAATGATGTAAGTAAAATTACTCCATCAGGGGTATCAACTATTTTAGGAAGTACTTTACCTGGACTTGGACCTAGAAGACTTATAGTAGATTCATCAGGTAATGTTTATACTACTAATGAAGCCTCAAATAATGTTACAAAAATTACACCATCAGGAGTTTCTACAATTTTAGGAACTACTTTAATAAATCCTTATGGAATAATACTTGACCCATTAAATAATGTTTATGTAGTAAATAGAGGTAATAATAATGTAACTAAAATTACACCATCTGGGGTATCTACAGTTTTTGGAACTACAGGAGATGGTCCACATAATATAATGATTGATCCATCAGGTAATCTTTATACACCTAATTTTAATGATAATAACGTAACAAAAATAACAGTTTAAACCTTTTAAAAAATAAATAATATGTCCAATTGCTCAAATTGTTATAACGGATGTACAGAGATTGTCTCTGACAGATGTGTTAAATATACAGGAATAGATGTTCCTGTCCTAGGAATACAAACAGGTGATTCATTATCATTTGTAGAACAAGCATTGATTACATTCCTTACATCTGCAATAGATGGTACAGGGATTAAACCAATTGTAAATGATACTATTATTTGTAATCTTGTAAAACAGTATTTACCAACATGTGGAGATCTTTCATTAAATGATATGCTAACAGCTATTATAAAAGCTGCTTGTGATCTTCAAGAACAAGTAGATGCTATAGTTGCGGACATAGTGTTAATCAATAATGATATAGATGTAATTGAGGCTGATTATAGTGTAAAATGTCTTGTAGATGGAACACCTTCTATAACACCTTCTTCAGGAACACATGCTGTTCTTCAAGCTACAATAGATACATTATGTGCATTAGCTTTAGATCTTAGTACAAATTATGTAAGCATAGCTAATATTGATACTTACATTGCAGATTATATTAACAATAGTCCTACAGCTTCATTAGTAAGTAATAAAATGATTCCTTATGTAGCAGTTCCTTATTTCAATCCAGATCTTTCAAACTTTGATGGTACAGGAGCTGGTATAGGAAACTGGGCTAAGATTTATTTATGTAATGGTGCTAATCCAGGTGTGCCTGATTTAAGAGGAAGAGTGTTAGTAGGAACTACTACAGGAATGAATGGTGGACCACTTAACTCTGCTGTTGATCCAGCTGTACCAGGTAATCCTGCTTACTCATTAGGAACTACTGCAGGTGTGAATCAAGTTATACTTGGACCTACACAAATTCCTTCACATACTCATCCTATTACAAATGTAGTTACTGTAACTGATCCTGGACATACGCACAATTTAAAAGTTAACACTAATTCTGCTGGTTCAGGAAATCCAGCTTTTGAAGCTGCAAGTTCATTAGGTAATTTTGCTACAGACTCTGCTCAAACAGGAATTGCTGTTAGTGTAGCTTCTTCAGCTGCTAATTTTGGAGGAGGACTTTCTCATCAAAATAATCAACCTGCAACTGGTTGTTACTATATTATATACATACCTTAATAAATCAATAAGATGGCATATCCATATTTACCAGTAAATCCTTGCTGTA